CCCCCTCTACACAGGAACACCCCCCACCCTAAAAATAAGTCCCCCTAAGAAAAAATTTTTTCCAAACTTTTTCAAAAAGGGTGGCCAACCTGGCCACTCCATGTAACTTATTGATTTTATTGGGTTATTCGGTTATTTGGTTATACAGCACGGTGGGCAGGGTGGCCAGTAAATACTTCTAGAAAATTTGGTTACACAGAAGTAGACAGAAAGCGGTGTCCAAAAAAACACGTAAGTTCTGTTTTGGACTTTTTGGTCTTTTGAGTTTGACTACACTTACTGTATATTCCCGCCAACGGCTAGCCGCCAGCGACATATCTTATGACTCTACTGATTGAACCTGAGATCGGTGTACCTCTTGCAGACGACATGCCCAATGTGGATCTGAAAGAACGCGCAGAGGCAGCATGTAATACAGCGTTGAAGTTGGCAGAACATGGGCTAGACTTAGAGCCTACAGTGGAGGATGAGGATGCTGCTGCAAAACTTGCTTTGGCTTACGCTGATGACCCTGAGAAAACTTCTAAAAAGGTTACTGCAAAGAAAGCGGCGACACTTACCCCTGCCTCGATAGTTCTGACTAACAACATACTGCAAGAGTTCGGGCACTCTGTAGCAGAGAGCGCAACTCAAATCAGATACCTTGTAACAAACAAGCTGCTATTAGAGTCAGAGAACGCCGACCCGCGTATACGGATTCGTGCGTTAGAACTTCTAGGTAAGATCTCAGACGTAGGATTGTTCGCAGAAAAGTCAGAGGTGACGGTTACGCACCAGTCAACCGAAGATCTACGTAACAAGTTACGTGGTAAACTTGAAAAAATAATTTCTACAACAGACGTAGATGACATACAAGAAGCAGAGTATGAGGATGTCGTTCTAGACGGGGAAGCTCTGAATCTAGAGGAGGAGTTAGGGGTGGATGAGATAGCTGATGCGGTAAATGAAGTAGTAGATGACTCAATCCATAGCTAGCTTTAGCGAAGATGAAGTGGAGCAAATGCTCAATAACCTTGATTCGTTTACGGATGAAGAGATTGTTGAGATAAACCGCATCGTTGATGAGCTGGAAGTACGTAGAAACAACAAAGCGGCGTATGATGACCTCATAGAATTCTGTAAACGCATGCAGCCTGACTACATCGTGGGCAAACATCACCGCATGTTGGCGGATATGCTCATGGATATTGAGAAAGGTAGGAAGGATCGCATCTGTGTGAACATCCCACCTCGCCACGGTAAGTCCCAACTTGTCTCTATTTTCTTTCCAGCGTGGTTTTTAGGGCGAAATCCTAACAAAAAAGTGATGATGGTGTCGCATACCACTGATTTGGCGGTAGATTTTGGTAGAAAAGTGCGAAATCTCATCTCTACAGACGCATATCAGGCCATTTTCTCTACCGTACAGCTTGCCAGTGACTCGAAATCAGCCGGTAGATGGAATACAAACACGGGCGGTGAGTATTATGCGTGTGGTATTGGCTCTGCACTGGCTGGTCGCGGCGCAGATTTGCTGTTGGTGGACGATCCGCACTCAGAACAGGACGTAATTAACGGTAATTTTACGGTTTTTGAGAAAGCGTACGAGTGGTTTACATTTGGAGCGCGTACTCGTCTGATGCCGGGGGGTCGTGTAGCTATAATTCAGACCCGATGGCACATGGATGACCTGACTGGACGTGTCACACGCGACATGGTGCAGAATGATAGGGCGGATGAGTACGAGGTAGTAGAGTTTCCTGCCATATTAGAGGTAGAAGACGAAGAAACGCAGGATATAGTGGAGAAACCGCTATGGCCTGAGTTCTTTGACCTTGAGGCATTGATGCGAACCAAGGCATCTATGCCGACATTCCAGTGGAATGCGCAGTATCAGCAGACACCTACAGCAGAAGAGGCTGCACTGGTCAAACGTGAGTGGTGGCAGATATGGGAGCAAGACAACCCGCCAAGCTGTGAGTACATAATTATGTCGCTGGACGCAGCGGCAGAGAAACATAACCGCGCTGACTACACGGCGCTCACCACATGGGGTGTGTTTCTTAACGAAGAAGAAAATAACTACAACATTATTCTGTTAAACAGCATCAAGAAACGCATGGAGTTTCCAGAGCTAAAAGACATGGCGATGGAAGAGTATTCTGAGTGGGAACCCGATGCGTTTATCGTGGAGAAGAAGTCATCAGGCACAGCGTTGTATCAGGAGATGAGGCGCATGGGGCTACCCGTTTCAGAATATACACCGCATAGAGGATCAGGCGATAAACTTGCACGTCTTAACTCAGTATCTGATATTGTCGCGTCTGGTTTGGTGTGGGTTCCTCCTACACGGTGGGCAGAAGAGGTAGTTGAGGAGATTGCTGGGTTTCCGTTTATGAGCCATGATGACTTGGTTGACTCAACGGTCATGGCACTCATGCGTTTCAGGCAGGGTGGGTTTATACGACTGCCGACAGATGAGCCGGAAGAACCAGTGTATTTTAAGTCGCGGCGGGGTGGGTTTTACTAATGGCACTAATACCAGAACTAAAAGAACACATATCCAAAGGATCTCCCGAATCTAGGGGCGTGCTTACCAAGGCAGCAAACAAAATGTCTGAAGCACAGCAGAGGGATTTTCTTGCGTCCCTTCAACTTGGCGATGCAGAGTTTCAGCTAGCCGTCGCCCCGTATATGCCGAAAGGCTCAACGATTGATCCATCTCGCGCTAGGTTAAAGGCGTTCCCAGAAGAAGCGGGTGTTGGCCCGGAAGGACTTAACCTAAAAGGCGTGTCCACTAAAAATGTTACAGATCCTGAAAAACTTAAATCCGGGAAGTATCGTGGTTACGAGGTAGAGTTTGAGCCTGACACGGTGACAGCACTAGAAGCGGCGAACGCAACTCCGCGTGTTTTTGCTCACGAGTACCGGCATTTTGAAGACACCGATGGCTTGGAAATAATAAATAGAATACAAGATTTGATGGCGTCACAAAATCAAGATGATTTAAGAGCTAACACTCGTATGTTAGCAGAAATGGCTAGACGCAGAGCGGGTATGGAAGATGAAGAGGCGTTTAAGTTGTATACAGACTTATACAACACAACAATTAATTCTAGCGAAGAAGAAGTAATTGCAGCCGCAAAGGCAATAATGCGATCCCCAAAAATTGTAGAGCTTATGGATATGGGTATTAATGCATATTCACCTGATCTTTTTCCTGATGTTAGAAAGAAAGGCGCTTTGGGGAACTACTTTAAGAGGACTGTCTTAGAGGATACCGATGCTACTGAAATGCCCGAAGGGTTCCGCGCAGGCGGACGCACAAGACTAATTTAGAGACATATTATGGCTATAGAAAAAGGTTTGTACGCAGCGCCCAAAGGTATAGAGGATGACGATACCGCTGGTCTGGAGATAGAGATTGTCGATCCAGAGATGGTTACGTTAGACGACGGTAGTGTTGAGATCACTATTATACCTGATGCAGATATAGGCGACATGGTTCCTTTTGGGGCGAACTTAGCTGAAAGTCTGGATGAGAGCGTACTGGCTGAACTCGCTGACGATCTAGTTGGTTTAGTAGATTCAGATATTGGTAGCCGTAAAGATTGGGCAGATACGTTCGTCAAAGGTCTTGACGTGCTTGGCTTCAAATACGAAGAACGAACCGAACCGTGGGATGGCGCGTGTGGTGTGTATTCCACAGTGCTAGCAGAAGCAGCCATACGCTTCCAAGCAGAAACCATGTCAGAGACGTTCCCCGCTGCTGGGCCTGTAAAGGTCAAAATCATAGGCGTAGAAGATAAGGACAAGGAAGAAGCAGCAAACCGCGTAAAAGCGGATATGAACTACGAACTCACTGAGCGCATGGTGGAGTACAGACCCGAGCACGAACGTCTGTTATACAGCCTTGGTTTGGCTGGTAGTGCGTTTAAGAAAGTATATTTTGATCCGAATATAGGGCGGCAGACAGCCGTTTACATACCAGCGGAAGATGTGGTGGTGCCCTATGGCGCTTCACATATAGAAACCGCAGAACGTGTTACGCACATCATGCGTAAGACAAAGAACGAACTGAAGAAGTTACAGGCAGGTGGGTTCTACAAGGACATAGATCTGGGCGAACCACAGGCGTACCACACCGACATAGAAGAGCGTAAGGCAGAGGAAGGTGGGTACTCACTAACAAACGATGATAGATATTCCCTGTATGAGATTCACGCAGATCTGGTTATTGACGGCGTAGATGACTCCGATGAAGGCATTGCAAAGCCGTATGTTGTGACGCTAGAGCGAGGCTCGAACGAAGTGCTCGCTATACGTCGAAACTGGAACCCCACCGATCCGTTGATGTTGAAGCGTCAGCATTTTGTGCATTATGTGTACGTGCCCGGATTTGGCTTCTATGGCCTTGGACTGATACATATAATAGGGGGGTACGCTAAAGCTGGAACGTCTATTATACGGCAACTGGTGGACGCTGGTACGCTGGCTAATCTTCCGGGTGGTTTGAAGTCTCGTGGACTGCGAATCAAAGGTGACGATACGCCCATAGAGCCGGGAGAGTTCAAGGACGTAGATGTACCGTCCGGTAGCATCAAAGATAACATTCTGCCACTTCCTTATAAGGAGCCAAGTCAAACTCTACTTGCTCTGCTCAATCAGATAACGCAGGAAGGCCGTAGGCTGGGCGCTATCAGTGACATGAATATATCTGATATGTCCGCTAACGCGCCGGTGGGCACTACACTTGCCTTGTTAGAGAGAACTCTCAAGCCAATGGCAGCAGTGCAGGCCCGTGTACATTATGCCATGAAGCAAGAGTTCAAGCTCTTAAAAGCGATCATGGCAGAGTATGCCCCTGAAGAATATGCGTATGAGCCGATACGCGGCGAAGTGAGTGCTCGCGTTGCAGACTATATGGCAGTTGATGTCATACCTGTCAGTGACCCGAACAGTTCTACGATGGCCCAGCGAGTTGTGCAGTATCAAGCTGTGCTACAGATGGCGCAGTCAGCACCGCAGATATACGACCTGCCACAGCTACATAGGCAGATGATAGAAGTATTGGGTGTTAAGAATGCCGACAAGCTAGTTCCAACAACAGACGATATACGCCCGACTGATCCAGTCAGCGAGAACATGAACGCCTTGAATGGTAAGCCTATGAAAGCGTTTATCTATCAAGACCATGAAGCGCATATAGCAACGCACCAAGCGTTTTTACAAGACCCAATTATT